TTTCTTCGGCGCTCGTGAGCGAGTCCTGTAGTATCTTGTTGGCGATGTCCCGGGAGGTTCCGATCTGCGCTATTCCGGCACTAAATCCCGCCGTGATCGCGCCGGCAGCTTTCTCCCTTGCCGCGCTAATCAATCCACTAGCAGCAAGGGCGGTATTGGTAATCTCTGATTTTTGCAATCCAAAAGAGTCAAGAAGCGTTTGGGTGGCTTTGTCCCGAGCAGATATTACATCGCCACGGGCCACATTGCCGCCAGCAATAATGTCGCTGCGCGCAGTCTCATTGCCTGTAATTATGTCGTTTCGGGAAGTTTCTGCCCCGCCTTGTATGGTTTTAATAGCCGTATTAGCTGTATCTTGGAGCCTTACAACCGAGGCGGCAGCATTCTTTTCAAATACAGCCAGCGCCGCAGCCGCCGCTTTGCTTTGGGCGTCCGCAGCATCACCAGCGCCTTTGTAGCCAAGCCATGCGCCGATAAGAGACCCAGCACCGGCAATTATTTGAGGTGTCGTTAAGTTGCTTATGTTAGTTTCTCCGCCACCGCTATTTGCATTAGAGTTTCCTGAGCCGCCACCGCCGTAGCCCGCTATAACCGCCGCAGCGCTCGCGCCAACAATTCCAGCTATAACTTCTTTACTCACGCCGTTATCAGTTGAAATCTTGTCGATCGCCGCTTTCTTTCCTGTATCGGACAGATTGGGGTTATCCATTGCCTCCCGAATCTCTGCGCCTATTCTTGCATTATTTACGGTTTCTGTATCGGTTCCCGTATCGGTTTGATTGCCGCTGTTTGCCTCATCGGTCGAGGGATTTTGGTTAGAGGCTGCAGCAATTATACCGCTTACATTTGCAACGGTTGTTCCATATTTCTCGGCCACATCAGCAAGGCTGACATTACCAGAATCTATCGCCGCTTTGACCTCTCCAATTTGCGCAGCCGTGTACTCTCCACTAGCGTTTGGTTGCGGCAGATTGTTGAGCGTTACATTTCCACCGCCAGTAACGCTGCCATCTCCATTGGGCGTAGTTACCCCGCCCTCTCCCACCGGCTGCTGAGCAATAAGAACCTGAGCATTATCCCTAGCGTTTTGATCCGGCGCTGCGTTAAGAACCGTGTCAATAAGGGATTGATCTCCTAATTGTGCAACTTTTCGCACAATCTCGTTATATATCTCGCCTTGACCCTCTGTGCCACCTTCGGCCACGGGCTGCTGAAACTGACTAAGCGCCTGCTCAATCTGCTCTTGAGGGGTCATGGGGCGGCCCTCTTTCATGCCGCCGCCTTTAAAAAACCCACCAATTTTTAGGAATTCATAGAATATCCGGTATGGAGGGGGCAGTAAGGCAACAAGCGGGTTAGTACCGCCGCCCATATCTGGCGTGACTGTTACTGGCATAGCTTATAATCCTCTAATTCTGCCCTACTATTATCCATTCGGACGCAGTGTTCATGACTTTTATAAACTTGTGCTGCGCTAAAGTTTTGGTGGCGGACCCGTCGATTGTCTGCGAACCAAAGCAAGCCACTGTTATTGTGCCCGTTCCGCTATTTTTAATCACGAACTCACTGCCAGCCTCAATAGCGGCACAATCTGGCAATGTGGCAGTAAAGCTGCCGGTCGTATAGTGAATCAGGTAGTCAGTGTAGATAATCGCATAACTAGCGGTCTTGACCGAATAGACCCTCACGGATGTCATTGGTCCATCTAATGCGTTATATAAGAGTCGTAACGATTCCTTTTGCTTGTTCAAATACGCCTTAACATCAGGCGCGGTAAACATCGAAATCGGTATTCGAGTGGGGGGCGGGTTTAAATGGCTCACTCTATGGCGACCTCTACCTCGATACTGGCCGAGTGCCAGTTAGAGTACACAGGGTCGGTGGAGGTAATCTCAAACACCCAAGTCTCAAAGGTCTCCCCTAACTCAAAGATAACCTCCGTCTGTGTGCCTAGCTTGCCAACATCCCCGCGTATCTCATTGCTAAAGTTCTCGCCGTCCTGAGAGTATCGCAGCATAACTTGAGGGTTAGTGCCCTGACCTGCCAGAAGTCCCTTACCAGTGGCTCCCAAGAGGCGCAGGAAGGCTATGTAGAGCTTCTTCCCCGGCTGCCCGTACAGTCCAGCATGAACAGGGGCCATAACTCTTGTGCGCTTGATAACAGCGGTGTTCTCAGTGTAGGTTTCTTCGTCCAATTCGAGGATATTACCGCCCTCGTCAGGAACCAGGTGCTTGCCGTACACAAACGCATACCCATCACCACTGTATCGAGCACCATTAACGCCCGAGGACAGCTCAAACCAGTCACCTTTCACGCCACGATCTGCCAAACTCTTTGGGGGCCTTGGATACACAAAGGTGCGATCGGCGGACGGAAACTTGATAACGTAGAACCATTGGGAGTCGATTTGCATCGTCCACGCAACGGCATCTGATCTAATAGCGAATTTGCGTATATCTCTAACAATAGTCAAAGGAAGCAGCGGAACGGGCACAGTGCCGCTTAATGCGTACACTTGATGATCGTCGCCAAGGAAATAGATAAGCTGGTCATCAGAGGCAATGGAGTGTATCGCCTCAAGCCCTATTTCAATAGTACCATCCTCAATACGGGTGAACGGCGGGTTTCCTTGCCCATCATTCCACCACGTCTCGATAGTCTTGCTGCCAAACATATAGATAACGGTGTTGTTTCGGTACGGCCTTAATAGCGAGTCGGCGCGGGATTCAGCAGTGCCGAAGTTCAAGGCGTTGATGACTAATGGTTGGCCAACGTCAGACACAGCAAAGCGTCCATTATCGCCATCGTAAAGAGCTTGGTTGTTGATTACCGTAACGGCATTGGGGGTTTCAAAGTCAGGGTCGGAGGCGGTAGAAAACGTAGTCCCATCCCATGAGTAAGCTACACCATCGGCCACGATTACGATTGAGGTGCCTATACCCTCAAATACAGCCCTTCCATCGCCCGGTATAGTGCCAAGGGTGGTCAAAACACCCGCAGAACTGACAGAGGAAAGAGTGGTGCCTAGCAAGACGTACAGTATCTCTAAGTGTGCATAAATACCCCTGTTAAGGCCACTGCTAGTGGCAAAGGGCTTTAGTCCATAGAATGACTCAAGAATATAGGGAGACTTCTCGTTTCCCGCCTCTTGGCGCTGCGGAAAGAAATTGATAGTGCGCTGAGCGGTCAGGCTTAGGTCGGTGTGTTTGTGCGAGCCGCCTGCCAATATAACTTGTGCGCGCATTAGAAGTCCTCCGGCTCATCCATAGACTCATAATCGGCTTTTGCGAATCGCTTAATAGCAGGCAAGGCTTCGGCCTTCTTCATTAGTATCCTTTGCATGTGCGCTTGATCTACCCCTACGTCAGAGGTTGCCTCAAATGCCATCATAGCGGCCACATGAGGGGCTACAGCATCAGGAATAGTCGTGCCGCTAGTAGATGACCACACCGCGATTCTTTGGTCTTTAAGGTCGGCATAGACATAGCTATAAGACTGGTCTAAGCGAGTTTTAATGGCGTCATTGATTGCCTGGCCTAGCCTTCTACGGCCAAGCAGTCCAGCGCTTATGTTGCGTACATCTGCCAAGGTTGCCATGTGTGATCCTAGTGCCTGTGGGTCTTTAGCTTTAAGGTTTTAGATTCTTCTTTCATCACCTTGAAGCTGGAATTTCCAAGTAGCTTTTTAATCATGAACTCATCAGTGACTTCAACACTATCGCCATTAAGAGTAAACTTTATTTTACCCATAAATACTATGCTTTCAGGGCATTCATCACCATCAGTAATGTATTGAAACTTCATACTCTTCTCCAAAAAGAAAGGGGCCACCGAAGCAGCCCCCGACTTAATTAAGCAACAACCCGAGGATCATTGTAAACACCACACAAAACTACTGTGATAACGCCTGTGCCGCCCGCTGCTGCTGCCGCTGTAACTGTAACGATACAGTCAGTGTTCGCAGTGACTTGTGTTGGCTTTACCGTCATTAAATCCTCTTGCAAAGGAATTTTAATGCCGACAGTGATCTTCTCATTAGCGATTGTGTCGCCAGTGATTACACCGGAGTTAAGGTACTTGGTAGTATCACCAGTCACCCCTACGTCCAGTTCCAATGCCTCAGTACCGCTGTCAATGTCGGCGCCCTGTAGCCATCCAAACAAAGGCGTAAAGCCCGCTGGAATAACAAACATTTTGACAACATCGGCAGCGCCAGGGGCTACAGCGAAAGTATGAGACCCGAACAGAACCTTCAAGCTTCCACCAGAACCCTCTCCCGGGATTACGCCAGCGTACTGATTTGATAAAATCGTGGCCATAAGTTACCCCTTACGCATCAGCAGCAGCGCTGTGGAACGATGTAACCATTCCGTGCTGCTTTAGATTGAAGTGGAATTTCTTAAAGTCATGCTTAAGAGCAATACCCACGCCTTTGTTAAAGCCGTAGTCATCATTCTTGTCACGGGTCATCATCGCATCACGGCCACGTCCAAAGCATACCGCTTGCGCGCCACACAGGAAGCCAATACCGACACGCGAGGCAGTAGCGCCACCGTTATCAAG